CATTTCATTGATGATTGTCGCACAAAGTTTAAATCACTTCCACCAGAAGATATTGCCTTTCCTCGCACAGCATCAAATGTGCAGAAGTATAAAGCACATTCCACAATATACGCAAAGGGAACTCCAATACATATTCGTGGTGCATTATTATTCAATCATTATGTCAAGCAGAAGAAGTTGGATAATAAATACTCACTTATTGGTAATGGTGAAAAGGTTAAGTTTATATACTTGAAAAAACCAAACATTATACAAGAGAATGTTATTTCCTTTATCCAAGACTTTCCTACTGAAATTGGACTTGACAAGTATATAGATTATGATCTACAATTTGAAAAGAGTTTTGTTGAACCACTCAAAGCAATTCTTGATGCGATTGGTTGGAATGTCGAAAAAACTGTAAACCTAGAATTATTTTTTACCTAATGGACTTACCTATTGATTTAGATGAACTAGAAATCATCATTGAATCTGTATCAGATGTTGATACAGAATTGACTCGTAAACTAAGATTAGTTAAAGGTTTGGTTGAAGATGGTAAACCTTATAAAAAAATACTTCGTGAAAAATATGGTTATATAGCATAATGTTTTTTAAAAAATTGAGTTTAGTTACTGGTGGATTTGATCCAATTCATAGTGGACATATATCATACTTCACAAGAGCTAAGGATTTTTCAGACTACTTAGTTGTTGGTATTAATACAGAGGAATGGTTGACTAAAAAGAAAGGTCAATACTTTCAATCTTGGGTTGAACGTGCAGAGATTATTCGACATCTTAATATGGTTGATGCAGTTATAACTGTACCTGATGATGACAAAGGTTCTGCCTGTGGTGCAATTGCAAAATGCTTAGAGATATCTGAGAAAGTTGTTTTCTGTAATGGTGGAGATAGAGGTAAATCTAATACACCAGAGACTGATAAATACGAGGGTGATCCAAGAGTTCAGTTTGAATTTGGAATTGGTGGTGACGATAAAATGAATAGTAGTTCATGGATATTAAAAGGTTATTTTGAAAGACAACGTAAATTATTAGGAATCTAATGGAAAATCATAGAAAAACATTATTACATCTTTTAAAAGAAAGAGCATACAAGAAAGGTAAATTTACTTTATCATCAGGTAAGGAATCAGAACATTACATTAACTGTAAACCTGTTACTTTATCATGTGAAGGAAATGCATTATGTTCTCATTTGATGATAGAGCATGTTGAAAATGAATCTCAAGCAGTTGGTGGATTAACACTTGGAGCTGATCCTCTTGTATGTGGCATCGCACAGAAAGCATACTATTCTGGTAAACACATTGATGCTTTGATTGTTAGAAAAAATCCAAAAGGATATGGAACAAAAGAAGTTATTGAAGGTCATAAACCACCAAAGGGATCTATCGTTACAGTATTAGAAGATGTAACTACAACTGGCAGTAGTGCGATCAAAGCAGTAAATGTTTTGCGTGGTGCAGGTTACATTGTGAATCGTGTTATTGCTATCGTTGATAGGCAAGAGAATCATAAAGTATGGGATAATAATGAAATTGAATTTATTTCTTTATTTAAATTGGAGGATATTATTGAATGAATTGTTGGCATTGTAATGAAGAATTGATCTGGGGTGGAGATCATGACCTTGACGATTATGAAGATATGGAGTATGATATAGTTACAAACTTATCATGCCCAAGGTGTGAATCATACGTTGAAGTTTATCATAAAATAGAAAAATAATGGATTTTCTCAAAGAAATAGTTAAAGAGATTGGTGATGAGTACACACAAATCGCAGCAGATATAGATGAAACAGAAACATTCATCGACACAGGATCGTACATCTTTAACGGACTGGTTAGTGGTTCCATTTATGGTGGTGTGTCTACTAATAAAATCACTGCTATTGCTGGCGAGACTAGCACTGGAAAAACTTATTTCTCTCTTGCTATCGTCAAAAACTTTTTGGATACTAACCCTGATGGGTATTGCCTCTATTTTGATACTGAAGCAGCAATCACCAAGGGATTACTTACATCTCGTGGAATTGATCAAAACAGACTTGTTGTTGTCAATGTCGTTACAATAGAAGAGTTCCGAACTAAAACACTTAAGGCAGTAGATATATACCTTAAAACAGATGAAGAAGATCGCAAACCTTGTATGTTTGTGTTGGATTCTTTAGGTATGCTCTCTACAGAAAAAGAAATTAGAGATGCATTAGATGATAAACAGGTTCGTGACATGACCAAATCACAACTTGTAAAAGGTGCATTCCGTATGCTTACCTTGAAACTTGGTCAAGCAAATATTCCCCTTATAGTCACAAATCATACTTACGATGTTATCGGATCTTATGTCCCAACTAAAGAAATGGGAGGAGGCAGTGGCCTCAAATATGCCTCGTCTACAATCATTTATCTCAGCAAAAAAAAGGAAAAGGATAAGACAGAAATTGTTGGAAACATTATTAAAGCTAAGACGGCTAAATCAAGACTCAGCAGAGAAAACAAACAAGTCGAAATAAGACTCTACTATGATGAGAGAGGTCTAGACAGATACTACGGTCTTCTTGAGTTAGGAGAACTAGGTGGTATGTGGAAGAATGTCGCTGGTAGATATGAAATGAATGGCAAGAAAATATATGGTAAAGAGATATTAAAGAATCCAACAGAATACTTTACTGATGATATAATGAAAGAACTTGACACAATAGCACAAAAGCATTTTTCTTATGGAACGGATTGAGACTACTATTCTTCAAAATTTAATATTTAACGAAGAGTATTCTCGTAAAGTTATTCCATTCATTAGTAAAGAATATTTTGAAAGTAAATCAGAGAGAGTCGTGTACGAACAAATCTCTGATTTTATTGTTAAGTATGGTACAACAATTACCATTGAAGCATTAAATATTGAAGTTGATAATCGCACAGATTTAACTGAAACAGAAGTAAAAGAAATTCATGAACTAAATGGATTTCTAACTAATACACCAGTAGACTATCAGTGGTTAATGGATACTACTGAGAAGTGGTGTCGTGATCGTGCAATTTATCTTGCACTTATGGAATCAATACAACTTGCAGATGGTGATGAAAGTAAAAAGAATAAAGATGCAATACCATCTATTCTATCAGATGCACTAGCAGTATCGTTTGATAATCATGTAGGACACGATTACTTAGAGGACTATGAAGAAAGATACGAATCATATCACAGAAAAGAAAGTAGGATTCAATTCGACCTTGAATACTTTAACAAAATTACAAAGGGAGGTCTCCCAAATAAAACGCTTAATATTGCGCTTGCAGGTACTGGTGTTGGTAAATCTCTTTTTATGTGTCATCATGCTAGTTCAGTTCTTTTAGATGGAAAAAATGTTTTATACATTACTCTTGAGATGGCAGAAGAAAAGATTGCGGAACGTATTGATGCGAATCTTTTGAATGTATCAATACAGAGTATTACTGATTTACCTAAACCAATGTTTGATAAGAAGGTAAATAGTTTATCAAAGAAAACTCAAGGCACTTTGATTATCAAAGAATACCCAACTGCATCTGCACATTCTGGTCATTTCAAATCTTTATTGAATGAATTGTCATTGAAGAAATCATTTAAACCTGATATAATATTCATAGATTACTTAAACATTTGTGCTTCAAGTCGTTATTCTAAAATAGGAAATGTCAATTCTTACTCGTATATCAAAGCAATTGCAGAAGAACTCCGTGGTCTTGCGGTTGAAGCAAATGTTCCGATTGTATCCGCTACTCAAACTACTCGTAGTGGGTTTGCTAGTAGTGATGTTGATCTTACCGATACCTCTGAATCATTTGGTCTTCCCGCCACTGCTGATCTTATGTTTGCACTTATATCTACCGAAGAATTGGAGGGTCTAAATCAAATTATGGTAAAACAATTGAAGAATAGATATAATGACCCTACAATGTATAAAAGGTTTGTGGTTGGAGTGGATCGTGCCAAGATGAGATTATATGACTGTGAACAAAAAGCACAAGACGATATTCTTGACAGTGGACAGGAGAAGGAGTATAATGAGTTCAAACAGAAACCTAAAAAATCATTCGCAGAATTTAAGTTTTAAATGACCCAATCTAGAAGAACCAAAATAGAACTTTATGATCGTTATATCATGCAAGGTGGTGATATGACTCTTGAAGAAATTGAATCTTTTGTTAAACTGAGTTTGGGTGTAGCAGATTCTCCACTTAAACCTGATGCATTTGATGATTTTATGATTCTTATTATTGAAAAACTTAATGATCGCAACAATACTAAAGATTACTAATGACTAAAAAAATTGACTTTGATAAGTACGCTATATTCGTGGATGGTGTCACATCCGATTCCAGTAAGGATTATAAATCTTTTATTGAAAGTCTTACTGTTCTTGACGGAAAGGGTGCCAATATTCACAGGCTTCTTACTGCTGCTGTTGGTATTAGTGCTGAAGGTGGTGAGTTTATGGAGATCGTTAAGAAGATGGTTTTCCAAGGTAAACCTTGGGACGAGCATAATCGAAAGCATCTTATTATTGAGTTGGGTGACGTTATGTGGTATGTGATGCAAGCATGTAAATCACTAGATGTATCAATTGAAGAAGTCGTAGCAGGGAATGTAGATAAATTAAAGAAGAGATATCCTGGTGGAGAGTTTAATGTCTACCAGTCAGAAAACCGTAAAGAAGGAGACCTATGAGGGATCAATTAATCAGAGCACTTTTAGCACACGCACAAGGTGACATTCAGAAACACGTTGCTAACGTAGAGGTTTATTTAACAAACCCTGCAGGTATTGGTGAGCACTCCGATATCACAGAAGCAATCGAAACTGAACTCAATATAATTGCTAAGTACCATGATCAGATTGAAGTAATAAATAAATACTTCAAAAAATAAAGGTTAATGGGTTTATTCTCAGCATTAAAAAGCGATAGTTTAAAAACATCCGATAGGGTAAATGCTTTCTTAGATAAGTTTGATAAGAAAGCAAATTTTACGATGGTAGATGGTAAAAGTGTAAAATTGAAAAAAATAGAATATGAAACAGAACAATATTTACCAAAAAAAAGTGATCAACTAAGATCAATAATGTTAACATACCCTAAATTGGGAAGAACCTTTAAATTATACAGTACTACTGGGCCAATATTATCAATATCAAAATTAGCAAAAGTTCCTGAGTTCGGTGGTCAAGGAAAAGCAAAGACAGGAAAAATATCAACTGGTGGTGTGGTTACTGAGGTATTAAGTGAAGTTGGGTTTTGTTTTTATTTTGCTTTAGATGTTAATAATCAACTTGATAGGTATAGTGTTGACTCTTGGACAACTGTAAAAAATACAGCAGATTTTAAAAAGTTATGTAATCAATATAGAGGTGTTGTTTCTATGTTGTCATATCAATTCAATGATATCAAAGATATGGATAGTCAACTAAGTAAGATGCATAGTTTTTTAACCACTGAAGGATTTGATGAAATCATTAGAAGACAGGTAAAAAAATTTAGATCAACTTATAAAAATATTACATCAAGTTTTTTTATTGCAAGACCAAGTGCCTTACCAACTGCACAAAGTCCTTATACAGCATATAATAATATCGCAGATTCTTTGAAAGATTATATTGGTAATCCTAGAAAGATAGGCCCTGATAAGTG